AGAACAAGATATTAAGAATTACTTTGGGTATATTGCCAAAGAAGCTGAGGACGGATTTGTTGGAGTCAGAAAAGACTGGAACGAAAACATGCTATTCTATATGGACGAGTATGAATTTGACAATAAATTATCATGGCAAACTAAAATTAAAGACCCTATAGTAGACAACTTAATCGTACGTATGACTAACTTTTTTGTTAGAATATTAATGTCTAGTGATAATAAATACTTTACTATAGAACATCCAGACCCATCTATTAAAGCTGGATTATCTAAACTAGTAGAATCTGTTTTAAAGATGAACAAGTTCCCGTTAGTATTTGGGGATGCTCTTAAGATGGCTTTGTTAACTAGTCCATATGTAACAAAGATATCTTATAACTATAAAAATGAAACATATCCTACCTTTGATTCTAAAACGGGTGTTTATGGCACTAGCAATAGTATTATTGGTAAAACAGAAATACATAATGTAGACCCTCTAAATATGAGATTGGACCCGAATGGCAACCAATACATTATTGAATACAAAGAAGTTGACATGGCTGACTTTATGAATATGAGCCAAGTTAATGGATGGAAGAACGGAGACAAAGTAATCCGTGGAATGAGAAAACAAGATACTGAGGGAGATGCATCTTACAGACCCTCAGTAAAATTAGCTTACGTATTTTCTAAATGTCTCAGTGATGAGCGTGGGAAGATACTGGACGAAAACGTGCACTTTATTATTGCTAATAAAGAGCATGTAGTTTACTACGGTAAGAATATCTTACCAAGAGGTGAATTCCCTTACATTGTGGGATTTCCTATGAAAGTACTAAAAGGTCGTTATGGTCGTGGATATATAACAAAGCTAAGGTCTTTGTTAAGTTCTTATGTCGAGTCAATGAACCTACTACTGGATGCCTTCACGTTAAATACACTAGGTGTATATGAAGTTGTTACAAACAACATAGAGACAGGCAAGGCACATTTATTTGGGTCAGTAGTACCAGGTAGACTTTACCCAGTCACGTCAACAGGAACTATTAATCAAGTATATAATAACTCGATAAATCCAAATGCAACCAACCTTTTGTTTACTCTTGACAGACTTATACAAAATAGGTCGTTCCAAAACGAGTTCTTTCAAGGACAACCAACTAGTAAAGGAAGACCTACTGCATCTGAAATATCTAGCAAAACCCAAGAAACTACAGGGTTCTTTGCGGATATAGCAAATGAGATAGAGAGGGCTATAATAGAACCTACTCTAGAATTACTCCTTCATACAGAGTTAATCTATATGAATGATGAATCTCATTTTGATTACAGTAAGTCCCTTGAGGATGCAGAAGCATTAGACGTGCTGAAAGTGATGACGTTCAATGAGCGTATAAACGCCATTAAAGATGCTACACTTACAGTTAAGGGCATATCTGGTAAAGTCTTGAAAATGACTAACTTCCAGAAGTTAATGCAAATCGTTAACGTGATTGGCAATATGCCTCAAGTTGCACAGGCTTTAGACCCTGCTAAATTTGTTGAAAGGATATTTGAATCATTTGATGAAAATCCTTCAGACATAATTAATATGGATATGCTAAAGAATCAAGGTGGTCCTAGTGCAGCACAACCGGGTCAACAGGGAGCAGCACCTGCTCAACCTGAACAACCAACTAACATTGAGGAGGTATTAAACAATGTCAGAAGAAACCAAGAATAACGTAGAAGAGTCAGCATCAGATGATGCTAGAATACAAATTAAACCAAAGGATGCAGCTGAGCAGTTGCTACCAGGTGGTAAGAGTGTTCAAGAAATGTCTGCAGAAGACTTAACTACTTACACAGCCAATATGGCTAAAGCAGATAGATTGTATGCTAAGCATACGGATAATCTAGCTGATACAGACAGAGAAGTTTTTGATGCGTTACTATTAGCAAGTGACCAAACTTTAGCAGTGGAGGAACGCTTTGATTTAGCAATTAATAAATTCAATGCAGTCAAGAATCCTAAAGTTGAAGAACAAGCGGAGAAAACAACAGACGATTCCCCAAAAGGCACAATGGACGCAGCTCCTAAAGCAGCAGCTAACCCATTGAACAATGAATTGGAACCTGAAAATGAATCACCTCTAGGAGATAACGAAGACTACTTTAAGTATCTCCAAGATAGATACAAAAAACAGACAACAATGTCACGGGGTCTCAACGTAAAAAACTAGGTATAACAGGAGGTAACAATTATGCCACAAGGAGCAATTAGTTTTCTTAATGAATCCGATAGACTTGCCAAACTAAAAATGGACAGTGATATTAGATTCCAAGCAGGAAACATGATGCAATTTAGAAACCTTGCAAAACCAATAAAAGCATTTGGTAGAAACAAGGGTTCAGTAGTTGAGATAGAAAAGTACCAAAAATTAGCTAAGGCTACTGGTACTATATCAGAACTACAATCTTTACCTATGCAAAAACCTAACGTAGGTTTTGTACAGGCTACAATTGCTGAGTACGGTAATGGTGTATCTTACACAAAGAAATCACAAACATTAGCAGAATACTCAGTTGATGAAACACTTAAAAAGATATTAGCTATGAACGTAGCTGAATCTATGGACCAAGTAGCAGGAACAGAGTTCCAGAATGCAGATGTATTCTATACTCCAACTTCCGCTTCAGCAGGTACATTAGATAAAGATGGTACAGTAAGTACTGGTGCTGGAGCTGCAATAACAGCTGCACATATCAGAGACATTATTAGAAACTTAAAAACTGATAACGTACCAAAATATGATGGTAACAGTTATTTAGCTGTATTATCAGCATTTGCTATGGCTAAATTATTTGAAGACACAGCAACAGGTGGTATTGTGGACTTACACAAATACGACCAACCAGAGAACTTAATCAATGGTGAAATAGGTTCATACTTCGGTATGAGATTCGTTGAAGAAAACAACGTACTATCTAACACTATTGGTGGTTCAGCACATAACGGTGAAGGTATTATTCTAGGATTTGAACCAGTAGTTGAGGCTTTAGTAGAGCCTGAATCTACAATGGCAGAGTCTTGGGATTTTAACAGATTCACTGGTATTGCATGGAACGCACTAACAGGGTTCAAAAAAGTTTGGACTAATTCAACTGATGGTGAGTATCACATGCTTAGAATTCATTCTAACGACTAGGAGGTAGAATAACATGGCTTTTAACAGTAAATCACAATTTGCTATAATTCCAGTATCAGCTGACCTTGACGGTTCAGTTGCTGATGATTTTACCTTTAAGGTAAATCATCCTATAGTAGTTCATAGATTCGAATTTGTAGTACAAACAGCCGTAGTTGCAACATCTACTGCACCAGTAGTCTCTTTAGACTATACTGATACAGTAAATTCAACAGCTAGAGCTGAAAAAGTTACACTAACAATTCCAAATGCTACAGCAGCTGGTGTTACAATAGAAGCGGATTTAACTCCGTTCTTTGTTGCTGACACTGACATCCTACACTTTGAAAGAAAAACTCAAGGTGCTGGAGGTACTACAGCTGGTGATGGGTATTACATACTTTATTATGAAATAATCCCAGACGGCAATGGAGTTGCTTAAACAATATGTGGTATAGAGTGCATTTAAATAGAATCCACTTTAACCCGTTGGATTTAGAGGGCAAGACTGTAAGGGTCCTGTCCTCTGGTCCGGTCTTTAACGTAGAAACAGAAACAGACGTTGAAGTTGAATTATTATATATGTTAGCTGAAGAGCAATCTGAGCTAATGCAGTTCATTAATAGATGGACTGAGAAAGATAATAGCTGGTATCAAATAGTTATTACAAAATTATCTGACATGTCTAGAGCAGGATTAACTGGAAAGCTAAAAGTATTTAGCTATAAGGGGTATGCACTCTTTAGACGTATAAAAGACCACTTACAGTTTGAGACTAAGTATATGAATATAGGTCAGTTAAGTGCATACAATCTAGAATCAAGAGATGTAAAAGAAGAAGTAAGAACCAAAGCTTGGAATACTATACCGGATGGTGAGAAGGTAGGACAAGATTGGGTACAGAAAAATGGTGGTAAATAATGAGAACTGAACTAAATTATGACAGAAGTAATATAGTAACTAAAGTAAAAAGTTTAGTTGGTAGAAACTTTACTGGCATAGATACGGTAATAAAAGATTTAATTAATGTTGCTAATGAATTGTTTGGTAATACAGTGCAGTCAGTATATGATGAATTTGTGTATACGCATACAATAACTAGTGGTGAAGTTACCGCTAAAACAGATGAGTATAACTTACCTAATAGAACCA